GAGGCTGCTCCTAATTCAAGAGAAGACCTTAAGAATTTCAGAGATATTGGCTGGTTCCGATATACTGTTAGAAAAGATGCGGATGGAAAATCAATATTCTTCATTGAAGAAGTTCAAAGTGACTGGTATAAATGGGCACACCAGACTGGAATGAAGGGTGTGAATATGAAGAAGTGGAAGAAGTTGAGAGCAGTAGTAGATGAGGCTCGGAAACTACATGAAAGCGCTATGAGGGATTTTGGTGCATTCAAGTTAAAAATACATGAGACAGCCGATGAAACCGCAAATACACAAGAAAACTATACAGAGCATCTTGCTCTAGTTGATGCCCTGACTACAGCTCGTCACAACCTTCGCAAAGCCGAAGCAGACCTTCTCAAAGCCATTCCAGAAGCTCTTCAATGGCATGAAGCTATTATTCGGAGAGCTGTCAAATTCGCTGCGGATCATGGATTTGAGAGGATTGGACTGGCAACTGGAGAGCAGGTGAATAAGTTGTGGGGAGGGTATCAACCTACTGATGTGTTTAAGATTGGAAACGACTTTGTGCCTGCTTATACTGGTAAGAAAATGTCTGGAGACTTCAAAGAACCTAATTACAAAGGTATGGAGGGAGCAACTACTACAAAGGTTACTTGGACTGTAAAGCGGGAGTTTTTAGAAGACGTCAAAGATGGTTACCTAGTAAGTTCACCTACTGACAATGGACTTCCCGATGCATGGAACCAGAAAGGCAAAGTTATAGGTCTTGAGACTGTAACTACTAAGGTAGATGGGGGTGACGTATTAGGATATATGGAGCCTATATATAGTGACTTCGTACCTAGCAAGATTGAGGTGGAGGGAGCAATTATTACCGGTATTTCCAAAGCTGCTCAGCCTTGGGCATTTGATTATTACGATAAGACGCTTCAAAATTATCTTGGAAAGATTGGACGGAAATTTGGTGTGGAGGCTGGGGAAGGAAGGCTTATAACTAGTAGATCACCCGTAGAAAAAATAGAGTCTGCTGGATATACAATAGAACGCTCTCATAATGAGAATACTGGATTGTATATTATGTCTATTAGAGACAAGTCTGGTACATTGGTATCAGACTCTTATAGTGCATCACCAACCTATGGGTTTGAGAGCTTCATAAATGAGTTTGCATCTAATCTCCCAGATCCTGGAACATCTATCCACTCCATGCCCATTGTTCCAGAGATGACATCTCCAGTTTCCCTTTTCCAATTGAATGACTCCATCAAAGGTCTTACACAGATTATGGATAATGGAAGGGCATTTGTGAATATCTTTGGATCTGCAGATGTCTCTACCTTCATCCATGAAAGCTGGCACTTCTTTGAACAGAACCTCACACCTGAAGAGTGGAAACTTCATAGGAAGTATTTTGGAGCTAGCATCGAAGGAAGAGAAGCCAGTGCCCGTGCGTTCGAAAGATTCTTGAGAGAAGGAAGAACAAAGAACCAGGCGTTAAATAATATCTTTACAAAGTTCAAAGAATGGCTCACGGAAATCTACAAAAGAATAAAAGGTTCTCCCATAGATATAAAGTTAACGCCAGAAATCCGAGCCTTCTTTGATGGATTATTATTCCGTGAAGGTATGGAAAATGGAACACCACTTCCACTTACGCTGGTAAATGAAAGTAAAGTCATTGCAGCTGGCAATGAGGCAGAAGCAGCTGTTAAGGCAAATCCGAAAACTGGGTTCGCGAAGGCTTTGGAGAAACTTCAGAAGGCGTTTGATACGGTTGCACACTGGACTGCTATTGGGGCTCCAGAAGTTGGAGAGGCTATAAAGGTGGCTCCAACAAGGGAAGAATATGAGATGATCTATTCGGAAGTGGTTATAAATAAACTCCGGAATATGGTAGATGGTGATGATAAGCTCTTCACAATGGCAGCTTTGGTTCATGAGAAGGAAGATATCTGGTTAAATCGTGTGGACGAAGCAAGCCGTGAGAAGGTAAAGGCTTGCGCGGAGGAATACGGGAAGTATTTTGAAGATCGTCTGAGAACTTTGCAAGCTCGTGGAATTCTGCAAGAGGGATTTGTGCAGAACCTTCTGGTTGATCTGCAAGAGAAAATGGCTAGCGCTTTGGAAAGCCGTAATATGGAGGAGGCGGATCAAATAGAAAAAGATATAGAATTTGTAAAAGGTTTAGAATACCAGCCAATCCTCCTTTCCTGGTTTGAAAATAAGGTACATAAAGATCCAGCCGGTGCGAGATCTGTTATGAGGTATTCCACAAGGACAAGAAGATACATCCGATCCGTCACGGATATGCTAACTATGGTGGATGAAAATACTGGGAAACCTCTGTTGAAATTGGAAGACTTCCATCCGTCTGATGTTATAACTACATATGCAAGAAGATATGGAAGAGACATATCCATGAATGAAGTTATAGTAGCTGCAGAAAGATCCAAGAATAAAATGGCTACAAAGATTGGGGATCCAACAAGCGAGTCTGGAAAATCCTACAGACAAAAGCTTATTGACACAGGAAGGTGGGTGGATCCACCAACACGAGCAGTTGTTCTCCGTGGATACATGGTTAAACCGGAATTGAGGGATTGGCTGGAACAAAATCTGTATCTATCCAGACCTCAGAATATGTTTGAGAGAGCCCTTGCTTATGCGAAGGGAGCACAGTTTGTAAATCCATTCCGGATGGCAGGGAATAATATAGTCCAGATGTTGATGCTCTCAGGACCGTCTTTCCTAAAAGATTGCAAGTATATGAAGAAAGCCCATGCTGCAAGACGAGCATTCTTCAGAGGGGAAGAAGGAGGCTTGGTGAACGAGTATAAAGCTTATCATTGGAACGGAGGACCTTCGAAGCCAATTGGTTCACCTGGCTATACATTTGATGATCAGTTGGAGAAGATGAGGAAGAGCACTTTTGGAAAACAAATACTTTCAACCTTCACAAGCAAAGCTTTTGGGAAGAGAATTCCAAACCCATTAAAAGGTGCCTACAATATAAGTTGGAATCTAGCTTGGGGGTATGGTGATGAACTTCTCCGATTGGCATCCTATTTGAGATTACGAGATGAAGGCATGACGCAGAGACAGGCAGCACAGGAAAGTGCTATGTTTTATGGTGATTATGCCGCTGTGCCTGTGAAAACAAGACGACTATTGAATAAGATTTTCTTCACTCCAACCTATAAACTTGTAATGGGGAAACTATATGGTAGATTACTCCGTGGAACTGCAGATGCAACCTTCATGAGGGAGAATCCACTTCCACAGCATTATGCGATGGGGTTAATCTATACAACCGGTGTTGTAATGGCTGTAGATATGATGATGACTATGTTGGGGTACGAGCCAGATGAGTGGGGAAGAAGATATAGAAGGGTTGTGGATACCGACCAAGGTCCGAAGGAGATTGCTATTTCCTTTACAAGTCCTGCTAATATGTTTGCGAAGTACTATTATGCTATAAGACAGGGGATTCTAGATGAGCCAGAAAGACCACTGTGGAAACTCGCTTTAACGATGAAGTGGGATTTGCATCCTGTGTGGAGACTTATAATGGAAATAGGAGAGAATAAAGATATGGGTGGAAAAGATATCCATGATACGTTTGATCCATTCCCATTAAAAGCTTTGAAGGATATGAGACACTTTGTGTTTGGAACTATCCAGATGCTACAGCTGCCGGACAATGTTATGAACTCGATAGATGTAAATCCAGAGATGGAAGGGGACATAACCGCTCACCACTTATTCGTGGATGATATGGGGAAAAGACTATTCAATAGAGAAGCAGCTGCAGGTATGTCTGCTTTAATGTCACTCTATTCTTTTAAGTATGTACGGGGGACAGAAGAACAGAGGCAATCCTACAGAGTCCGGAAGTTGATGTCCGAATACCGCAGGATTGCCAGAGCTGGAAAGATGACAGAGGAAAAGAATAAGAAGTTTATGCAGTATATTGATGATGCTATCGCAAGATATTAAGTTGGGATCCACTTAACCTGCTAATACCAATATCTACGAATTGAGGATTTATCTCAATCCCTATAGAATTCATCCCACACTTCTCAGCTGCTACATTTGTGGAGAAGACTCCAGCAAATGGGTCTAGCACAATCTCGTCAGATGTGCAAGATTTCATGATAAGAAAAGATAAAAGATCCAATGGTTTCTGTGTTGGGTGTAAAAGATTAGCTGATGTAATCTTATCAAAGTGCAGAATGTTGGAGTCTCTTGAGCCATTCAGTTCCCTCCTTCCCTTATGAGCAAAGATAATCCATTCATCCTGTGGGGCGTAGTCACCTCTGAGATCTCCAGATCCATGATTGTTCTTGACCCAGATTAGAGTTCGTTTCATGGTGAAGCCAGCACCTTTAAAAGCTTCAAAGAAGATTGGATATGTATCGAATCTTGTGAAGCAGTATAGGTGGTGATCTCTTTTGAGGGCTAAAAATGCAAGGGCTGCAAACTCATGGATCCAATCCCCAACTGTATCGTTTGCAAAATGGGCAAACTGTTCTCTTACAACTCGCCTCTTGCTTTGATAATCGATACCATAAGGGGGATCTGTGAGAATGAGATCTGCTGAGTCTTCCAACTCATGAAGTTCTACTAAGCTGTTTCCTTCAACTACAATGTGTTTCAACTCGTAACCTTTCTTTTGCTGCAAAGTATTCCCTCAAACAAACACCGCAATCCTTGCAGAGATCAGAGCGTCTTGAACCACAGCAGTATACATTCCTATAATCTCCAAACTTATTTGTGAAATCTAGATATCTTGCAAGTGAAGACCTCATGGAGAAGTACTCATTAGAAATATGCTTCATACGAGTGTATCGGATCCTGTAACTTGGAGGAATACTATCCTCTTTGAGATACCGCATATAGGTCATGACTACAGGGATTGCAGGTTCTAAATATCTTGTGTAGTACACAACACATTCCTCTGCAACTTCTACATTCCAGAGGTTCAATCGAAAACGGACGAACATTATGGAGGGATCATAGTCAACCCTGTAAAAGTCTACGTCCGTCATGTTCCCAGGATTTACAGTAAATACAACCGGTCTTGGGATTCCATTGGTTGTAAATCCAAAGGTTGGGTATGACGTGTTGAAGAATACATCTTTAAATTTAGATGCTGTCCTCACAACTAAAGACCTCTCATGGTTACTATCATTCCCATCGTTCATACGGACAACGCGACCCTCTGCATCTTCTATGGATGGAATGTATGGAACCTCTGTGTAAAAGTGGGACTCCTGAAAATAACAATCTGGGCACTGTCTCGGGCAAGCACCAGCTTGGGGGGTGCAGCCGATAATTCCGGAGCCGTCGGTTTTAGGATTTATTGGCATTGTTTTTCTCCTTTTCGGTTTTAAGAACTTGTACTATCTTCTGTATATCCAGGTTTGTCATCTTCCCACTCCTTTTGACCATCTAAAGATTTCTTTAGTAGTTTACCAAAGGTCTTCATGAACCTTTCAGAAGCCCCGTGAGATCTGAACTTTTTCATTAACTCTCTGATAAAAGGACTAGGCAGACTCATCCTATCAGAATGGGGATTCTGCGTCGGCGGCAAGGATGTCATCTATTTCCTCCTCTGTTTTCGTTTGGAATTTTTCTGATCCCTTTGGTAAATTTTCGACCATAGCATGATAATTGCCCAATGCAATTTCCATGTATTCTGCCATAGCATCAATCATTGATAGATGGAATTCCTGAAGGACTTGGTTCTTCCCCCAACTCGTCTGTGATTGGAGGCGTGTCTCGAACTTCTCCTTCAGAATTCTGTTGTACTGAGCCATTCCAATTCTGCTCATCTTTCTTCTCCCTTTGGTTTGGTGGTATGTATTCTATCCATCTTTTGCCGGCTTCAATCATCTCTTTTGCAAGACCGGAAGTAATAACAGCTTTTGTTATCATCTCCAATCTATCAAGAGTAACACCCCCCATATATTTTCTAACAATTTCTGCAAAGGTTACTCTTCCCTTTGCACGGAGTTGGTTTAGAATTTCCGTAACCACAATGTTGTCGTCTATTTGTGTCATGCCTCTGAAGACGCATGGCATGAGGACTTCAGTTCTGGATAGAAGTTCTAGTGCTTTATCGAAGTGTCGTACACCTATAAGCTTCGCTCCAGACTCGGACGCACTAAATATCATACTGAGTTTTAAAAGGTGCCAGCGTCTTCTCTGTTCATATCCTGCAAGGAGAGGATCCGTGAAAGCCGGATTTTTTTCTACCTCAAATACCCAGTCAATATATTTGTCTATAAAATCTTCATCCATCATGAATGCTCCATGCACTATCTTTATATTGGATAGGTCTTCAGCTAGAGCATCTCTCATCTTGGATTCTTTGGCACCAAAGAATGGTATAGGTATTATCTTCCCCTTCTGATCTGCGTAGACTAGAATCATCCGACTGGTAAGACCTCCTCCGACTGCCTCTTGTGGAAGGCTAGCTTGTATAAGGCTGGGGGTTGTGGCTCCAATAATGTTCACCCAGACATTTGGGATATCATGAGAGCCTTTGTTCTTTGTCTCATATCTGAATCTCTTCTCACAATCGTACCACTTGCAGAGGTAGGACATGAATTCACTATCTCTATGTCTTGTAAATACAGTGAACTCACTACTATGTATTGTGATAGCACTATCAGTACTAAGCACACCATCTAGATATGAAGATGCTGTACCTGCCTCTTCGAGACGTATAAGAAGAGCTTCCTTTGTGGTGGCATCGGCAGCAAGATTTACACCTATCTCTTGTAGGATATCGTAACCAGGCTCCATGGCAGTGCCTTTTCTCACACCACTGGGTCCAACTAGTACTATATACATATTAGGAAATATAGTCTTTACACCGAATGGTATAAAACATTTTCTTTCCATTGCAGATGCAATAGCACTTATAGCTGTCCACTCTGTGAATATGAGAGGTGATTCCACTAGCTCATTTGCATACTTTATATATGCGTCGAACCAGTCTGGAAAATGTCTATCAGGCATATATGTCTTGGAGTTTGTTAGCTAATTCCTCCTCATCGTGGAATTCCCATCCAATGTTCTTCCAATCCTTGTAAGATCTACCAGCTTTTATTTCCACCTTCAGGTTGAAAGTTCGACCTTTCCAAGTGATTGGTTGTTCCATATTCCTTTTCACTAACATTAAAATTCTAGCATGTTGTGAAAGAGGGAGTCTGTGTGGGATCTGGAATTCTACAGAGTCATGAACTATATTAAGGAGGTACACGTCTGGCTCTGTGGATGAGAGGTACTCATATATGTATCGCCCACCCCAATAGTTTGTGATGTGAGATTCAACGGACTGAGGAATAAATGCATATGCTTCTCTGTAAATCTGGTCGTCTAAGTCACCTAAGAATATCCTCTTATTTCCGAATGGGTCTGTGAGGCTTCTATGCTCAATCAACTCTTTCTTTACCCAATTCCAATATGGAATTATTCCAGGCGTGGAAATGTAGAAAGCTCTTACAATCTTTTGTGACTCATGCTCTTGAATTTCACAGAGATTAGCGAATGATCTAAATCCCATCCCATACTTCAAACAATGCCTAGCCTTCTTTCCCCAGAAGCGTTCACTGAACTGACCGGAGCCTATAGCAGCAGATCCAGGTTCGTCACTAATAGCCTCATAAGGTTTGTTGAATATAGCTGACGCAGCTATTTTATGGAGGTCTAAATTCCGCTCTATAGCCTCGATGGTCATCTCATCATTGGAGATATTAGCTATGGTAACGTCATGGCTCTGCTTGAGATCCATAGAATATAAGTAGCATCCTTCATCTGGATGCATCATATTCTTAAATCTAGGATCCAAGTTCTGCATATTACCACCGGTACCGAATATAGTTTGGGAAGATGATAGTCTTCCATCGCCGGTACCTACCAGATTGTAAGATCCACGGACTTGATTGTCATCATCTATATTCATTTCTAGATAGGTGTCCTTGAACTTGTTAAGTCTACGGATCTCCAAAATGGTTGCTGCTTCCGGTCTTCCAGGTCTGCTCTGAGTTCCACGTGCAAGTCGCTTCAAAGCATCCTTATCAACGGTTGTATTGTGTGTTGTTCGACTCTTATATGGATCTATCCCAAGAACTCCGTAGAAGTATTCCTTGAGTTGTTTGTGACTTCCAGGGTTTATATCGAATCCAACTTGGGTCTTTAGTTTTTGTGTAAGTTCAGCAACAGAAGTATCCACCTCCCGTATTGCCTCATCAATCAACCTTCTATCAATTCCAATACCATGATATTGGAGGAATATGGTGGTATTCGTGAGGGAAATCTTGTTTCTATACATCTTCCACATATCTTGTTCTTTCAATTCTCTCTCTAAAGACTTCCAAACCTCGATACAGACAGCACTATCAAGAGCGTTGTATCTCCAGAAATCCCGGTCATTGCCACCGATCTTTATATATTGCTTCCCTTCGTCTTTGTAGTATGGCTCGTTGGTGTAAATAGATGTGAGGAAGTCTAGTCCTTTTGGAAGGTCTGGGTATAGAATCCCATGAGCAACCATGGTGTCTTCCAAGTTGGCTGGAAGAATGCCGTACTTGCTGTAAAGAAAGTAGTTATCAAAACCGGTAATGTTCTGACCAATTTTCTTTATATCCTTATTCTCCAGAATTTTAGTTATGAGAAGCCAGATATTAGTCTCTTCTTCCAAAGAATATCTATTCTTTAGACCTTCGGAGAAGGCTATACAAATGGATTGCTCTGGAGATGTAGCAAAGGAAATACAGCTAACCTCCCCACGGATAACCTCAATATCAAAAGCTACTTCCTTACAGATTTCAGGGCTTAAACCTGCAAGGAAGTTCATAACCTGGTCGTAGGTAGGTGCAAGGATTAACTCCCTTCTTGGACAGTTTATGAAGGGGGTGACGGACTCTCTTCCAACCTTTTCCAAGTCTGCAATGGTTATGAGTTGGTAGGTGGCAGTTCCACTCATCCTCTTCTCCCTCATTACAGCAGATGGATGGATGGTTGGAATAACCTTCCGACCTGGAAGAAGTGTGGATTCTAATGTTGAACCACGATACTTCAGTATTCCAATCTTCCGTGTGAGTGCGAATAGTGCAATCCCACCAAGAGCCACGATGACGTTGGCAGTGGATCTTTCAAGCTCATCCTTTAAAGAGTCCTCGTAGGCTTTATAGGCTGGAGTCATCTTCACGGATGTGGGAGATAGTTTTAGGAACAAGGAGATATCGTTATTCGCAGGTCTTTCCTTAACAACATTAGTGATGTAGCAGCTAGACCGATTGAGCTTCGCGGCGTTTAGACATTCGTCTAGCATATGACCTGCAGGACCGACGAAGGGTTTGCCGACCTTTTCCTCAAATTGACCTGGGGCTTCTCCAACCAGAGCGATCTTGGCAGAGAGGGAGCCCTCGGAGGGGATTAGGATTCTCATATTTATCTCAAGTTACAGTTTTCTGCTAGATTATGATCTCTAGCATATTCAGCCTGCCTCTTTGTTTTGTAGAGGTTGCTCGGGTCAGTAAAGTATCTAGGAGATAAGAAGCTGAAGTCATAGATAAGACAATCACCTGTGATACCTACTCTTACTAGATGTACTGGATATACATCTTTAGAATTACTGACATACCATCTCAGTGAAGGAAATTTCATAGCATTCCCATTTTTACGAATAAGATTTGTAGTTCGGTGGTTTGCCAGCCACAACTCTCTGCACAAACGCATCCTTATATTGCTGACTATTATCCCAGCCAATCCCAATCATACCAAGGTTTGCAGCTGCAAGAAGGGTGTTACCAGAACCACAGAATGGGACGGCAACTTTTATCTTACTGGATGGATTTGCAAAGGTTTGCAGAATACACTCTATCATTTCGATCGGTCTTTCTGCAGGATGCACTTTGAATTGGGGTGGAACCATGTTGTAGAGGAATGTATTCTTCATCCCTTGCTTGTTGATTTTGGAGTTGGCTTTCCTAGCGTAGAAGAAAGACTCATAACAAGATGCAAGGAGTGTGTCCGGACGGTTGGTCTGACCTTGAGGTTTAACCCAGATTCCGGGTGTTCGACAGACTATAAGACCATGGTTCTCTATAGCTGTCTTTATCATTTCGTAGTATTGTACAGCAAACCAGAGTATTAACCAGCCATCTTCGGAGAGTTTGGTGCTGGCTATGGATAGTAATCTATCTATAAATTCTGAGTAGTCACTCTCCTCAACCTCCTCATAGGTTGTTATGTTTTGCACTCCAGCTGATGTCTGAGATTTTTTGTTGTGAAGAAGGTCTATTCCATAGGGAGGATCAATCTCCAAAATGTTTATAGATTTATCCTCTACAGAAGAAAGACCTTCGAAGGCATCTCCAATGTTGAAGGCTTCCATGAGATCTTTATGGACTTTTGGTATGTAACCAGCCTCGACTCTCTTTCTATTCTCAGATGCCTCTATTATCTTATTAGCTGCTCGGAGGACTTTAATGGCATCTTTATCTGTTTTCACCCTACTCAATGCTTGCTTCATTTCTGGAGATTCCTCCATAGCAGTTGCTAGCATGACATGAGTAGCTATTTGTTGGTGGCTCTTCCCAAGAAGTTTGGCTGTATCTCGAAGGCTGTGACCTGGAGCGCCTGGAGCTTTGGAGACCTTTGGACCTCCGGCTCTAGCCATGTAAAGATCATGGATAGCCTTCTCCAGTTTCCATCTTTCATGAAGGGATAGATCTTTACGATCTATATTCTCCGAAAGTTCCACTTCCTTCTCATCAACTTCAGTAAGGTCTCCTGGGAAGACTCTAGCTGGTATAGTTTCCATGACTAGTCTTTTGCAAGCAGCCAGACGACGACCACCGGCGAGGAGAAGGTATTTACCCCCAGAAAGTTCTTTAACAGCAATAGGCTGGATTAGACCTCTAACCCGAATCTTTTCCGTGAGGTCTTTGATGTCTGCGTAGTCTTCTCTAGCCCTATCCGCTACGATGATGTTGGATATCTTAATGATATCTACTAAGTTGGACATAGTTAAAATCCTTTTTCTTTCAGTGCAGTAAACAATTTAAGCTTCTCCTGAGGGGAGAGCTTGCCTACTAGACTGTCAAGCTTCTTTGCTGGAGGTACTCTTGAAGCTACAGATGCAGATCTTACAGTTGGGATCTGTCTCTGCAGACGTATTTTACCCACGATCTCGGTAAATATATTTCTGTCAAGATCAAGTGGGCTAGGCTTTAGCTTCCTTAAAATCTCTAACACTTAATCCTCTGTTTTTAACCCACAAGAGAAACCTGTGGACGGATGCAAGTTCTTGCTGGCTCACGTCGGGACAGATGTCCTCATACATTCTGTAAAGGAAGAAGATCCAATCAATAGGGTTTGCTATGAAGTCCCCACCGGATAACTTCATGGTAAGGATATTATATATGATTGTCCTTGGATCTTCTTTCATTTCTGCAATCATGGAATCCACGATGGCAGAGAATATAGGGCGAATGAAGCCAGTCGGAATTAGTTTGTTCAAAGCAGATTTCTGCTCTGTGGAAAGCTCCACTGTGAGGCGGGGCTTTAGGTCTGTAAAGTGTGGTTTGTCTTTGTTCATTCTATTTATCCTTTGTTAAACGGTGATAACCAGGGAAGGCAGCGGAAGATTATCTTGTCCAATAAGGACATATTCTTCCACCACCACTTCTGTGGCTCTTTATTATGTATGTAATCAATGAAGGAACGTCGTATCTTCCCACCCTCTAAGTCTGTACCTATAATAGGATCGGGATCGTCTGAATGTAGAGGCTCGGAGAACCAGGGAAATAACTTATCTTTATTTGCCTCTAACCATTCATGCCCCTCCAAACACCAAAATATAGGGGCTTTACCTGTTTTGGCTTCGTGTAGGTATTCTGGTCTTGCCTCTTGGATGAAGCCCATTATACCTCTAAACTTCTTTTTCTTTTTCTTTCTCCAGAACATCAATGTATTATCCTACTTTGCTCTGCTACAAACTTTATATCTCCCACAGAAGCCGGCTGTATTTTGGTTACGCCCACTTGAAGGAAGATATCCATTATGATAGATAACGGATCTTCGTGGTAACCAAGAGAGTTCCATGGCTGTGGAAATAGAATAGACATGCAAAGACCTTTGGCTACGTTTGCAAACATCTGACATTGTTGTTCTGAGTCATCGATCAAAATGGATCCAGGTACTGCAGCAAGATGTTTTACAGGGCTGAAGAGATAATTCCGAAGAAGTTCTCCTTCGCCGGAAAATCCCTGTAGCCATTCTAACTTCCCTTGTAAAGCAGATGGATTTCGTGGAGGGGAAGAACAGAATACTACACCTCCATAACCTTTCAGAAGTTTATAAAAGTCCTGTGCCCATGGGTATGGTTCTAGTGTAGACCAGAACATAGAACCTTCACTGTATATTTTGCTCCAGAAAGTGCCAGAGGAGACACCAAGGACTTGGTGAATTTCCTTCTTATCTGGAGGCCAGGTTGTTGGGTCGTATTCTTTATCGAAGAGTTTGAAAGCTCCTCCAACGAAGTCTGCAAGGACACCATCCATATCGAGGTAGAATAGAAGGCTCATCTGTTGCCCTCCAAATGCTTGTAAGCGCGGTCAAGCCAAACGCTTACTTCAGTGTCAAAGGCTGAATAATTGAAGTCACACCTTACTGAAGTGCGCATTCTGATAACTAACTGATAGCCCTCCTTCAGCAACTCCTCCGCTGTCGGGACTGGTGTGGGTGGGAGCTTGTCAATCACCCACATTTCAACTTTATGGAGTTGACCTCCCACACGACAGAGTTTTTCAGCCTCTTCTAAATCAACCTCATCCCCAATATTGTAATCCTCCATTAGTCTTGCGCCTCCGGTTTTGTGTATTCTTCTAATTCTTCTATAATACTTTTGCCAGAAGCTAATAATGGCTCTCCATCTTCGCCTCTTGCTACCACCCAGTCAACTCCTATTCCCTCTACTCTCTTATTGCAATAGGAGTCTCTCCCAAAGTTGCCCCCACAAAAGCCGTATAGAATAGTACCTATTCTAATCACTGTGTTACTCCTTTCTAAATATGGAATCATAAGATTCATTTTTCCAGCACCCCCACTTTATTCTCGTCCAGTTTCCAATCTCCGCACCAGTCATCCATGAATACAACTGGATAACCCTGCGTGGTAGGGGCGTGTCTTCTACAACGTCCTACTTTCCGTGGTGTCTCATTCACCACTTTCTTCTTCTCGCACACAAACTGGCAAGTAGAACAAACCCTGTTTGTGGAGCGGTCTGACCAATTATCCTTGCTCATCGGATTTCTCCTTTCTATTTTAACCAATCCCTATGGTCAATTATTGACCATAGCATTTGAAGGTTGCCGGGGTTTGAACCCGGAAGCATCCACTATTCCGTGCTAGGAAATAGTTATGCCAACCTACCATCTCCGAATTACGGAAGTAGCACCTTCCGAACTGTGTTACGGAGACCATCCTCAGTTTCACGGAGACCAAGAAGGACACTTGCGGAGTGACCCTGTGCGGAGTCAATGTCTACAGAGTCTCCTTCCATGTTCACACCGAACGCCGTGCAGAATTCCGTGATCTTCCAGCGGGATTCATTCGCCTGCTTCGGTGTGTCTTCTGGCTTTGGAATCCACAGCGTGTAGAATACACTCATGGAGTTTGCAACTGTGGGGACTTCCAAAATGACTTGAAGACGAGGGGAAGACTGCTTCCCAGAATCTTCATAAGTCATTCTTGAAATCACTGCCTCGTACTGCCCTTCAGGGAGGGCTTCTGGTTTGACTGCGTCGACCAGACCTTGGACTTTAACGAAACTCATTCGTTACTCCTTTTTTGTTTGGTTTGTTTGGTTTGTTGTATCACTATTGGTTTTCAATAGTTCCTTCATTAAAGGTTTATCCTCGTAAGGATAACCTGCTTTCTTCAGAAGTTCTTTGAAGTCTGGTACCTCCACTGCTTTGAAAAGACCATCCGCACCCATCCGGGTTCTTGCCTTGTAGTAGCCATCATTCCTCGTGAGGAGTTCATATTTAGCGTTGTCTCCACCTCCTTGGATACGAAGGACGTAGACCTCACTAAATAGCCCAGGAATCCAGAACTTTACACGACCAGGTGTGTACATATAAGCACTGGCAACCCCAGTAACATCATTCCGTATGATTTCGATGTGAGATGTTAGAACAACATGGCAAGGCAGACCCATTAAACTATCAACAATTTCCCTTAGAGTATCACTCCACTTCTGCCAGTCATTGGAGACAGAAGACAGAAGAGCTATAGAGAAGGTGGTGAAACTATCTATGAAGTAAGTTCCAATGTTGTTGAAGAAGCCCTCTCTTTCATATGTAGACATGAGAGTAGTCCATTTGTTGAAGAGGTCTCCAGGTCTTCCTCGCCACTTCCTGTACTCGAAGGAATTGTCTACAATAATTCTTCCTTCACTTATTCCTCTCCTTAAAGTTTGTTCTCCGTGAGGGTCGAACATATGGCAGAGGACTGGAGCTGGGCAAGTGTCTGCAAAGCGGGTCTTTCCAGTTCCAAATTCTCCTTGGAGAAGGGTTGTAACCTTGTCCTTCTTCAGGTCAGCGTCATATATGGATTGTATGCGCTGGAGTTCTACTAACGGCACAAGTGGCATGGATTTTTTCCTTATGTTTATAACTTTATAACTTCTTTTGCTGTTTCTTCCTTCTCCCTCGGATCCCAGTAATGGATCTTGTAACCTGGAGGTGGGGTTGGCTCCTTTGGATCTATATGTCTAAGTGGTTCGGGCCAGGCAACACAGAATTCAAGGAACTCACAGCCACCATAGTTTCCACAGGATGTAGGACACATATGGAAAGTATTGTAAATATCTGGATTGTTGGTCTCCACCTGTGTCTGGAATCTTTCAAGGTCTACATAGATCCTTGTAACTGTGTCTGTTACTAGTTTATACCAAGCTCTCATAGACTCTCTAGACCTTGTAACGTAGATCCTTCGTACTTGTACCTTTGTGGGGTTGAATACAAGAGCATTCACTATCACTCCTTGTACGTCCTCCGGTGGGAACATACAGTAAAGGAGGTGGGTGTAAGAACCTATCTGTACAGATGTAGACCACTGGTTCTGCCAGATATTGGAGAGCTTACTAGCAGTTTTATGCTCAACTCCCCAAATCCGTCCGTCCTTTGTTCTTACAATTCCATCCATGCGACCATGAAGACTTATTGGATCAGCGTTTCCAATCATCCCAGAGTTAATAAGAGGTGCACGGAAAGACACTTCCACATGGAGGGTTTCAAAGTCGTCTTGGCTGTAATTCTCTACATACATAGGAAGAATTTCAGACACTGCATCAATAGATTTTCCTGGAGCCACGATGAGAAGATTTCCAAAGAAGGACTTGTATGAGTCCAAGAATCTATTGAAAGCCTCTTCCAAAGAGACTGAATTGTACCCCTTACTTTTCATTGGAGGATAGTGGATAAAGACTTCCTCCTCAACTCTATGAGGGTTGTTCTTCACAACAGATATGTATGTATTGCTTCCCATTCTAAACCGCATGAGAGGCTCCATACCTGCATGGACGGATGTTCCAAAGTCCAGGTGTGGACTAGCAATGTCCTTTGTCCATCCAAGAACGTGCCTATACCAGAAGTATCTCGGGCAAGTTAGGTAGTCTTGGATCTTAGAACTATCCGTCAAAAGGATTTTATCTTGTGTTGTGTAGTCCATAGGTGTTATCCTTTATTTTTAGGATCAAAGTGCTTCCCTACAATGGCTGCAACCACAAGAATGATAACTAGTAGGATCAAATCCAGGATGTTCATTTGCTCTCCATTTATATTAAGTAGTTGTGAAGTCCACATCCTTCCTTCCAGGATGTAACTTCTTTTGTTTCGGGATCATACATCATTATCAATCGATCTCCTTGAGTAGGGGATGTATTTGTGAGTTGGTAGAAGTCAAAAATCTCCACAGATGTATCGCTTTCTTTAAAACCATAATCATTTATGAGAAAGAGTTTATAATCTTTTATAAGTTTTACAAGTCCGAGATACAAATCTGTGCTTATGGGGATACGAAGTCTCCAGTTTTCTGGAGTGAGAAGGTCTGTATTTCCATCCGTGTATTCATGAAATACAGGGTGATGTATCCAGGAGAGTTCTCCTCTGAAATCAATAGCTAAATATGTAACAACCAATGGAACCATGGTGGCTTCTATCACAAGTTCAGAAATGTGGAAGCCCTCTGGAGCTATGAGGATTTTACTCATATTTGTTTAGATCCAGAAGGATGTGTTTCTCTGTCTGTTTTGCAAACAGATTTGTCTGGAGAAGTTTGTGGAGGTTCTTCCTTTGTAGATCCGCATTGTATCTTACAAGCCACCGTACCCGCTGGTAAAGTGCTTGGAATTCCTCCATTTCTTTCTGGAGTTCTCGCTCCTTCAGAAAGATTTCCTCCGTGCTTGGAAGTAATAAAGGCATTTTCTTCCTCCAAAAAGTTAGCTATTGCGTCTGGAAAGGATCTCACCAATGTACCACCTTTAAAATCTTGGTCGTAAGTAAAGTGCGCTCCACCGATTCCACGGAGCTGCTTTATTACTAAATCTAATGGCAGATTATTTCTTAGGCAAATGGATATGAGTCTCCCAATGCACTCAAATAGATCTTGATTATGTTTAGGACCGAATAAGAATACCTCCTTGATAACAGCACTCTCACTGTTTATAACAGCAATACAGGAGTGATTATCAATGGAAATCTTATATGAACGTCCGTTGTAGTATCTAGGTCGGGGTTTCATAGGTTTTCCGTTGTTTTCACTAAAAGCTTCCTTTTATACAAGGGTTTTGTTCTGCAATGCTGAACAGCTGACTTGTGTCAGGTCTATTTCCAACCAGGTTAATCGGAATTGTCTGAAATGCCCAGCCATCTACAATGTATAGGTTAACTCTGACTCTCTCTGGTTCTGAGGACAAAAAGCCTCTGAGGGAGTGTGTTCTTCGTAAAGGTTTAGACAACACAAGTTTGTCGGAATCCTCAAAGATTGCAATCTCATAAAAGAAGTGTAGACTCATCTCACCACACTTAACATCCTTTCGCACTTTGTTTCTCCCTTTGTTTAAACTCTGGACATTCCCCTTCCTTTGAGTATCCTTTATAGGGACATTTCCAAGGATGGATGAAGAGAGCACAACTCTTGTGCTGGATAAATGTACTTGAAGAGATGTACCATTGGCATAGCTTCCTACCTCTTTCCCCGACCACCACCCGCTTTATCATTTGTGGTTCAGAACCAAATTTACTTGGTCTCACTTACATCACCTCCTTTCGTTGGTTCGAGCAGGGCAAGGGCGGTACGGATAAGATTGATTGCTGCAAGTGCATGATCTGGATCGGTTGCACCTATGTCTTGCAAGGTATGTAGAGCAACCTCACACGCCTCCACCAGCTTCGGGTGGACGTTGTGCTCACGAAAGCCTATTGCCACAAAGTCTCTTACACTTTCATAGGCAATCAACTTCCCTTGTTCCCTATCTATCCTTAACCTAATATCAAATGTTAGGTCTGGAGTTTGAAGCAACGAGTGGATTTCTACTTGGCTCTTCTTAATCTCTTGATCACAAAAAGCTACTACATCCCCTGAGTTCATTGTTCCTCCTGTTTAGCTTCCCATTCCTTCTGAGCGTCCAAGCAGGCTTGGCAACGGATAAAATCATGAGGATTAGGGATTTTTACTATTTCTCCAAACACCCTACACATCCATCCCCGTAATATATCGGGTGAAAAACAAACTTGCCTTTGACACTCCCCGCAGTGTATTCCGTCATCGTCACAGACGATCTTGTCTGTGGTGTAGAACTCACTCATTGGAGATTCCCTTCACTTTCAAGATTGCTCTTGCGCAGACGATAGCGGGAGCATGTTTAGTTCTACCAGTAGGCATTGACTCGGAAATCCAACTTTCATAGTCATCCCACTCATCTTCTGTTGTCAACAGTTTCTCTTCCGCTTCCCAAATAAGGTTGTGGTCGAGAGGTGGTGGGACAATAGGAATACCAGTCGCAGCATCCCACCCCATCAACTCCAGCAACCGAATGTGAACCTGTCTGTCATCCAGCATCTTTAGCTCCTATCAGCTTGTCCAGCAGGGCTTTGAGACGGCAGTCTTTTTTATGTCCCTTATGGTTTGATGCTCCACAACAAGGACAATAACAATAATAGAAATAATCACCAGTGGAACTCCATTCGACCATCTCCAGCACCTCGATGAGCTCCTGTCGCAGCTTGTCATCCATTGTGGTTCACCTTCCATCCATTAAGTAACTAATCACTTGGTTGTGAGTAATCCCATATTTCTCAGGGATTGCGAAGAAGGCTTCTTCTGTGTAAAGTGGAAACTTATCCATCATCGCATGATCAGCATTCTCAGCCTTCATGCCTTCAATCTCTGCATAGGCTGAACATATTTGAGCAAGGATGAGAATCCTGCGATCTTCAATGGTCATGGTTGTTTCCTCCGAGTCTGCATGTAATTATCAATAGCTGCTCTCACGTCTAAGAATGCACCATCTTGGCTTGTTTCGTGCAATCTCCAACCTCGTCCAGTTGTGGATTTTCGTAAGATCACCTTGCCAGTATATTCACATTTGTCTGTAAGGTTTTGGAGAAAATCTAATCTTTCTTTGTCTGTGGGCATCTTTTTTCCTTTCAGTTTCCCCGCCAGTGCGCTGAAAGCAACAGTTGAGAGTATTCACTTTGCATACGAGATAGCTCCTCGTCAGCGCACCGGCAGGGTTTGGGTTGTTACTGTTTCATGTGTTGGTTACGTTCTTCAACAAATCGTTCAGCTTGTTCTGCGTGATCTCTATTAAAGCCAAAATCACGATTCCAATCTTTCTCCTCTGCCTCTTCTTTAATACGTCTTGAGGTGCATGAACAGACAAACCATGGGTTTCCGCATACTGGGCAAGTCTCCATCTTCCTTCTCCTTTGTTTGTTAAAGTTTGTGGGGACGGCAGGATTCGAACCTGCAAAATGGTTAGTCTGTTTCGTATGCATCCTTCGCAGACCTCCATGCGTCTTCCCATTCCGCCACGTCCCCGAGTTATCTATTTCCTTGGACACAAATGTACATCCATAGATTTAAAGGAAGGAGGCTAGATTTAACCAGCCTCCTTCCATTCTTGAACAGGAAGTTATTACTCCCCACTATCCAGCTTCGCGAAGAACGCAGCTCTTTCTTCTTCTGACATTCCCTTCAGAAGTCTCATTGCTGCTTCCTGCGTGGTAACCGTGACGCGGTCACGCTTCGTGCCAAGTTTGTAGTTAGACATATAAGTGGCAATTTCTCCAGGGGTGCTTCCACCCTCTGCCATTGTCCTGGCTACATTCTGCAACGCTACAGTTGCTCCGGCGACGAATTGCTGGTGGACAACATTGTCTCCATGCTTATCAATCGCATCAAGAGCGTCAGTGCCAAGATCGTATTCGAACTCGATCTTGATTGGTTCTGGAAGTGAGATAAACTCCTTCCCGTCCTTTTTCCGAGTTGCCTTGCACGTGATCTTCATGTGCTTTTCTCCATAGTTTTTAGAATTGTTTGCACGGACTCTGTTTCTTCTGTAATAGAGGATTCCGTGCCCTCCTCAAGAAGTGTCTTTATAAGAATGGATTTTCCACTGCCCCTTCTATTAAAGCTGTTGGAGAATCCTACATTCTTCAGGAATTCCATAGCATCACTAGTGGTCTCAAAACTCTGAAAGCCTTTGTCTTTAAGAAGATTAGCAAAGTCTGCAATGGCTCTTCTCACAAGGGAGCCTCTGCTAGGTGGAAAGGGGTTTCCCAATCTACTAGCTTTGGTGTAAAAGTCTGCGATTGTTGCTACGTCTCTAAGATCGCAACGGAGTTCTACAACCGCTGTGTTGCTGGATAGGTTCATTTTTCTATGGTTTCCTGCTGGAGTTGGTTAGATAAAACCAATTTTAATGTACACTACAATATAATATATTGGATCTAAGGATGCAATGTAATTGTATGTACATTACATAATGGATTTATCAAGATAGATACAGCAGATCAAACCCTCTGTCTCGAAGTTCTCCTATAAGGGATAGAATTTTCTGCCGAAGTTCGTCTACTACAGCAGCTTCTATGTCGGGGTCACTATACGTGACATATAGATCCTCAAGACGCCAGAGGTGTCCAGAGCCTTCTGTATCATCTAAATTGGTGAAGTTCACCAGCTCATCAAGGACTTCTTCCCCGAGAGCTGTAATGAAGTCTTGCTCACTCAAAGTGAAACAGCTTTCGCTTTCACCGACAAGCTTGTTTCTTTCAAGAGCGATTTTCATCGTCTGTTCCTTTCAGGTTCGAAGATTACTGGATTGCAAAGTGGAGCAACTTTATCAAGTGGTACTCCGCTTTGTACTATTACGAGGGAAATAGGTTGTGTTCTGTCAAAGGGGAATTCTGCCACCAACTTAGATGCAATCAAACGAAAGGTTGCGTGGATCTTTTTCTCCAAATCCTGCCCGTTGAAGAACTTGGCGGATATGTTGAAGTTGTGGATGATGGTTTTCTGTATTCCCTGAGAAAATTCCAAGTTTACAATCATGGATTTTCCTTCATCCCTTTGGTCAATAATTGACCATAGGGATATAAATCTGGTTCGACAAGGTTGTAGACCTTCGGTATGAGGATTTTTCGTATCCACTGCGCCCTAGCCTTGTATTGTGTATGAAGACAAAAGTGGAAATGAGTTGCAGCGCAAGAACTAAATCCTAGCTTTCTATATATACAGACGCCGCAACAGACTGGAACTCTAGTATTAGCCATTCTATTAGATGCTTTACATAGTGGACAGGCTTCTCCTTTCCACCAACTCTTCTGTCTGTCTCCACCTCTCCAAAGATCGTATTTCCTGGCCGTTCTCTCCAGCAAATGTGCCCAGTAATGGGCTTCTTTGAGAGTCATGGTATTACCTATCTATTATCTTCAGTATTTCTGGTGGTAGATCACCTTTCATAACAGCAGCCTGAAGTTGCTCCCTTTCTTTTTTGGCTGCAATTTTGTGACCCTGTAGATGTATTGATCTGTTAAGGTTTTCCAAGCGTCTTCTTTCACCTGGATACTTGAACTTGTTTTTCTTCATAGAGATATCTCCTTATTCAACCCAAGAACTTGGAATTTCTGCCATTCTTTTATGGCTTCTTGGATGGTTGTATTGACAAACACCTCTATCTTCCCACAGCACTCCACGAAGTACTCGTGAGATACATCGGAGGAGAAAGCACTTACGTTGAGATACCACCGTGTGCTTGCTTTCTCTAACCCCATATTCACCTTCAGTTTCCCTCCGAGCTCCCTACCTATAAAGATAGGGAGCTCCTTGCTTGGTTGGAGGATTTCTACTGGAAGTGGGATGCACGTTGTGAACTTGCTATGCATCTCTGGATTTAGCCCCCGAGATTGCTGCGAGGGTTTCTGCAGCACCGGACAGAATAATGTTTCTCAAATTGATCGTTGCTCGAGCCAAAGCTTCAGGTTTCGGATTTACTACCATCTCCAAAGCAATGAGATGTGCTATGGAACAGGCTATAACTGAAGATATCCTGTTGGCAGTTATCCGAAGTGGATCTGAAGCATCTACAACAGGTGGAAAGAGGTCGTGCATAACCATCGTTCCACCGAGAGGCATATCTACAGACATTGTTCTTGGAGTGTCTCCTGGGGGGATTATCGATCCAATCATTTCTGTAAATACAGAAAATGGTCTGAGAATATTGTCTGTTGCCTTGTCCAGATTATGTCTGATATCTTCTTCAGACAGCTTCATTTCTGGAGGAACTCTGGATCCACCTCCATCATCGTGAAAGGTGAAGCTCTCGTCTGAAGTCGGAGAAGTGTTGTTTTCTTCAGGCATCTTCCTTCTCCTTCTTGTTGGGAGCCCCTGTGATGACTACAGTAATAGTGTCCGGTCTATCCGCTCCCATCACCAATTTGGGAAGGTATATAGTGAGGTTCTCACCTTCATACCGGACTGAATGTTTGCAGTGTTTCACAACCTGCAATGTTTCCTTGTATTCCATAGGAATACCCCTTCTTACAATTTTATAGTGGACTTCAACTGCCACTATTCAGTTGTTTGTATGTTTCTGGGGTTGGGAATTGAAATTGAAGGTTCTCCTTCCTTTGAAGTTCCTTCATCTTCCTCCAAGCCTTCCTGCCTGGATGTTTCTTCCTTTTCGGAATGAGAAATTCCGAATTGTGGAAGCAGTTCCGGCAATAGTATGCTTTCCACCGATTACCCTTCTCATCCTGGCGAAAGCCAAGAACAGGGGTTATTTCCGAAGAAGAGCACTTCGGACAGGTCTGTTCATTTTTAGGCATTATGCCTCCTTTGTGTTTGTGTTTATGGTTCTTCTTCTTTTCTAGTGGTCGGAGCAAAATGCTCTCGTTCCCACTTTCTATAGTTCAATTCCACGATCCTTCTTTCTAATCCATCCTCATCTTTACAATGAGGTGGATACCGGAGTCTACCCGCTGGTTTACTCCTTGTGTCCCCCAATGCAACGGAGTCCCCACCTCCTGGAAATGGAGAAAAGCGTTTGTACAAAGTTTATTCCTCCTCTTCAAATGGGAAGTCATTGTAGACCAATGCCTCGTGTGCAGTCTCCTCAGGAGACATACCTTCTTCGAAGGAGTCTGCATACCTATAGTCTGCCAAGTCCAAACTTGACATACCACAGATCCGGATAAGTTCCCTATCCACCTTTGCGTGCCACTTCACGAAGGCTTCTGCCTCCTTTCCTTCCCAGCCGTCAGCATGGGCTTGCTCAAGGGAATACATAGTATTCCTCCTTTCTATTTAAACATCCAACAACATTGGTTGTAATAACATCCCTTTGACTTATTATTGACCAAAGGGATATAAACCTCTTTTATATATCCGACTTCCGATGTACATTTGTAGGCTTTGTAGCTATACCTGTAGGTGCCCTCCGACGATGAGGTGTATGTACAAGCCGCCAAAGGGATGTATGTAGATATGTATGTGTATATATATGAATGTGTAGATATGTCTGTCTATATATGAATGTGTGTGTATGTGTATATATATGAATACAAGTGTATTTATATATAGATCCCTTTAGTTTTTATTTTTTCTCTAACTTATAATGTACATATATACATATACGCATATACGTTTTCATGTCCCTTTGTCCGCACACACATACACCTCACCTCCTGATAGCACCTACAACCATAGCTACAAAACCTACAAATGTACATTATAATAAAGAACAGGGAAAGAATAAGGATTAGACGCCACCCCTGCATCTAATCCTTATGGTGTTCTTAATTACTTAACCTCTTTGGGCATAATAACAGTAATAACTGCTTGAGTGCCCCAGAATCTTTGAAGTTCCTCTCTAATCATATCCGCAAATGCCTCTTTCTGGTCATCACGGATATCACTAAAGACTGTGAAATCTACATTGATTGAAAACTTCATATGTTCTCCTGTTTTTACTTAAACTTCCAAGACTTCAGGCAAATCGAGATAAGATGATGCTGATCTTTCTCGACATCATGGATGTTGATTATCCTAAGATATGGTTCCTGAACTTCTCCAGACGGCTGGATTACAGGAATTTCCATATCACTTAAACCCTTTGACTCGAGGAACTCAGAGAGTTTAATACTTAATTCTTTGTAGGTCATGGTTCTCCTTTGTGTTTTCAGTAGGAGCAGGGGATAGACTCCCCTGCCCCTCTGTATATTTTACTTAGCGTTCACTTCCTGCATGAACGCCGCCCTTTGCTCCGGTGTCAGGGACTTCAAGTAGTCCCTTGCACTGGTTTTCGGATCTTTTTCGACCGTGATCTTGGTCGAGACGAACTCCTGCACGTCCACCACAAAGTCCCGTTGCATGGTTTTAGCCGCAAGTAACTTCCGTAGGACTTTGTTACAAAGTTTCACTTGTAACGACTCGGACGCTAGTTGTTTTATCGTCCGAGGTGTACAGTTATCGAAGTTGTAAGTAACACTGTACACGTGGTCAGGCTTGTCGGCGGCTTCCTTGACCGTTGCGTTTTCAATACGGATTGCGTCCGTCTTGTACTTCTCTGGATCCTGTATAACCTTTACAGTGTGGGGAAACTTGCCCTCGACCCAGAGGGTCGCCGTTCCGGTTGCTTTGTAGCTTGACATTAGTCACCTCCATTATGGATTGTGTGTGTTTAAAAGAGCCAAGTCTTACAATCTGTGCATTTGCACAGATCCGCTTGCATTTACATATTGTACATGCAAACCTAGTGCCAACAATCCCAAGTCCTTAAAAAACAATGGTTTACAAACATCGTGCATAAAATATATACAAATTTCCTGCCAATTTGTCATACATAAAACATACACAACCTGCCAAAATGGCAGGCATACCACAACCCATTGTATATATCCCACCTTGGATATACCACCGGTTGTGCATTGCCCCTGCCAAGCCTGCCAAATTGGCAGCTGTCATGAATAAAATATATACAAATTGTATATGGATTATATACAGGTACATAAATGTATATAAAATATACACAAGGACAGCATTTGTATATAAAAGGCATACACGGCAATCCTCTGCACGAACAAGCACTGTGCAAATGTGCAGGTACTTGCGATCTTTCCCAAGCCTATCAATCCTTGGCTTGTCGAGGTTTTCTAGTCAAGCCAACAGATTTTAGGCACAACGAAGGATGGCGCTTGGGGGGTTGTTAGATTTAGATGTAGGGTACCCGTGCATCTACATCATTTTCCATCCCATCTTTATGTACATATATGTACAAAGTACATAGATGTTATTACAGAGGGGATGTTATTACAGAGGGGATTATATCCCTTTGTATTATTATTGACCAAAGGGATGTGTTTTCTGAAGGAGTGTTATAGGAGAATAACAGAATAATTATAGGCACTCGGAATGTACATACAATTACCTTGTATTGATAGACAAATTGTATTATATTGAAGGCATATATTCGTAGATTATATGGTACAATTAGTTGGCACAAACACAGAAAAATCATCTTTTCTCTTTTGTTGGAGATGAACAGTTAACCAGTAAGGAGGCTCTGAAGAAATCTTTGCTGGGGAATCTAGACTGTGATGACAATCGTATGATTGGGTCTTCAAATTCATACGATATCTGTCATATCTGGGATAACCACCAGGAAATTATTCGCCGGATTGTTCTCGGACAGAAAAATGTAGATATCGCAAGGGATATGAACTGCACTGAGGCTACGGTTTCTAATGTTCGGAACCACCCTATTATTCGGAAGAGGATAGAATTTCTCCAAGCCATGGCTAACAACGCTGTTGTGGATGTGCAGAAAAGGATATTGGAGGTGGCTGCGGAGGCTCAGGTTGTTCTTGAAGATATTATGAATAACCAAGCCTCCGCGCCAAAACTTCGTGCAGATGTTGCCTTCGGTCTTCTGGATAGAGCTGGTTATGGCCCGGTGAAGAATCTCAATGTACGGAAGCAAACTGTTCCATGTGATCAGAATTACATGCAGAATTTGAAGAATAAAACTTTGGAGGAGCAAAGACTCCTCCGGAGAAATTCTACAGTTGTAGATGTAGAAACTGTACAGAATCAGGCGCAGGCAGTGGATAGTTTTGTGGAGGTGGAAAGTGAATAAGTTCACTATTAAAACTCATTTCAAGGATACAGAATTGAACTGCCGATGCGGTTGTGGAAAGACAGTAACGGATGTTCTTCTTCTTCGCCTGGAATGCCTTCGATCCATGCTTGGTATTCCACTAACTATAAACTCCGGAGCTCGTTGTCATGCGTGGAACGAAACATCTGGAGGCGCTCGTGGGTCTAAACACTTGGATGGAATAGCTGTGGATATAGCATGTTCATCGGATAGTATTCGCAATCAGATTCTTGAGATGGCTCCGCACCTGGGTTTCTTCGGGATAGGGCTAGCCAAGAATTACATCCACTTAGATCTTCGGGCAGAATTTGATAGAGCTGCTTGGTTTTACTAGAAATATAATCCCTTTGGTGTATTATTGACCATAGGGATTTTAACAGTGAGTCGGATAAAGCATCCCGGCTCTATTAAGTAAGGGAAGATAAAATGTTACATTATCGATTTGGACTCTGCCTACAGACCATCAACATCCCTACAATAACCCTTGCGGGGGGAGTTGCTGTCAATTATGACTTAGATCTCCGAAACAAAGAATTCTCTGGCTTTATGAGCTTATGTCTTGAGACCACTGCAAAGGATGATGCCACCGGTTTGGATAAAGTGGTTGTAACTGTTACACCATTGGTAAGGAATGTAGCAGACACTGCTTGGCTTGTACCAGAAAATACAGCAGCTCTTACACTTGAAGACGATGTGGATATGAGTGAGGTGACTCCGACACCACTGTGCGGTGCATGGAGTGTGAACAAGCTTTTCGAACTCTCGGGTGATGCAAACAAGTTCATGATGGCAGAAGGACTTCGCTTCACCTTTGATGAGTTTGGTGGAACAAACGGTAAGTTTGTAGGAAAGATACTCCTTCGATGAGCCAAGGACTTATAAGAAAACCTCACGGGATTGTGAGATCAGCTTCAGGGAGGTGGGGTTCATATATGGGTGGAAGCCTATATCTGTCCTCTCCAGGAGATGTCCCTGGCTTGACTCTCAGCCTTGATAGTGAAAATGTAACTCTGGTTAGTGGAGCAGTTGATAAATGGAGTGATCTATCCGGTAATGCTTATCATGCACAAGCTACAGCCGCTGCTAATAGACCAGCTTACAATGCATTTCAGTTGAATGAACATCCTGTTTTAACCTTTAATGGCTCTGATGATTATCTTAAATGTCCGAGAATGACAGGAAAGTTTGCTAATGGTTATTCTTTCTACATTGTAGCAAGAGCAGATGATGGCAGACCTGTTGCTCATCAATCTTTATTTGGTGCATTTGATAATGTTCTGAGGGATAGTTATTTTTACTGTCTGGTAAGATACATCACAACTGCTGGTGATCTTGTCTTGGGTGTTTATGAGAACAATGTAGCTTATTCAAAAATAATCAACAACTTCGCAGATGGTCAAACAGCTTGGTTCATTGCTTCTGTGAGAGTAACACCAGGAGCAACATTAGTAGGTGCTTTCAATGGAGTAGATGCAGCGGCGGTTGATATATCTGGATTGACTTGGGCAAACATTGCTTCAAATGCAAATACTGAAACTATAAACATTGGGGCGAGAACAATAACAGGAGTTGAAGGTGATCTTCCATATGATGGAGATATGGCTTGTCTGCATATCTACAACCGTCCTCTCAACGCAGATGAGAATACTCGAATGATAAACTATCTCAAAGCGAGGTACGCATTAACATGAAAGAGTATGCTTTTATATACACTTCTAAGGCTAAACAGGCTGGTGTTCCTGCTGATGTAGCAAGTGTACCTCTTTGTGCGGCGAGAGATAAAGAGGAAAAGGTGATTGCCTACTTAGGGCTCTTGTGGGAGTGTCAGATTCCGGTTGCACAGAAGGCTGCAATTAAAGCAGAGATTGAAAGAAAACCTGTTTTTCGCTTTGTCAGTGAACCAGTAGACTCAGAAAAAGTTGATCATTGGTTGGGTGAGAAGGGTTATCAAAGAGTGTTGGCAAAAGAAGATATCGGAGAGATAAAGCCATGAAGATAAACCTATACAAACCCGACGGTTGGACAGCGATCCACTTCATGATGGGTCTTGGGGTGGCTCTGATTGTGAGATCACTTAAAGGAAGTCGCTGGATGGCATTCGGGATTGCTTTAATGTTTTGTACTGGATGGGAGATGCTTGACGCTCTCTATGCAGGTCAGTGGATCTTCGATCCAAGGGGAGCAGATTTAATTGATATAGTGGTCGGTGCACTCGGTGCAGCGATTGCGGTAACGATAACAGATTAGAGAAGCAGAGATGAACAACTCTCACAATACTGCTGTGATAGTGACCAAGCTGCGCTCACTTGAAAAGCTTATGGACGAACGCAAGGTATATTTAGATAAAGCTCTCGACCTTCAGGCAAAGGAATATGAGCGACGGTTAAGAGATTTGAACCACGAGGCAAGTCGTCTGGATAGTATGCAGCATACATATCTATTGCAAAGTACTTATAACACAAAAATGGAAGGGGTAGATGAGTCTATATCAGCATTAAAGATAGCTCATGCAAACCTTCAAGGGAGGTTGCTGATCGCTGGTAGCTTTGTCTTAGCAGCAATATCTGTTTTGACAGCCTTTATCACAAGTATCTTATTTAAATAAAGCTTAAACAGAAAGAAGGAGAAAGAGATGAGTCCCTATCTCGAAAAGATTCTCGTCACCTTAGACGAGACAAAGGCTGACTGGAGAGAGTTGTTTAACCCACCTTTCTCTGTCAAGGAAGTTTTAGAGCTCTTGAAAGACCTGATACAAGTCGCTGAGTCTGTCATCACATCACCTGGCTCTGGTGAAGACAAGCATGCTGTGGTGAAGGAAGCCTTCTTGTATCTGGATGAGCAGTATCAGCTTGTGGACAAGATGGATGATGCAATAAAGCTGCCTTTCTATCTCGAACCCTTCGATGGGAAGCTGATCCGTGCAGCGATTGATCTTCTCATCGTGGCTATGGTGAAGGTGTTCAATGCAACCATTTGGAAGTAGATGAAGTGTGCAAATCTCAATCTGCGGATTCTTCAAGGATCCAATTTTGAAGGGATTTTTACCGTTCGGGATGCGGGCGGAAACCCTGTAGATCTTACTGGATATGAGGCTCGATTGCAGGCGAGGGAGCTTACTAATCTAAGTACTGTTTTGTTTAGATGGCTTAGTATTATATATGATCCTGGTGGATTAGAAGCTCTTGTGGACCCAGTCCTCACAATGGGTGGAGCTGCAGGAACGATCTCTGTTCTTGTTATTGGGGCTGTAACAGCTGCCTATTCCTTCACCATTGGATCCTATGACCTGGAAGTTTATGATGTTTCTGGCAATGTATATAGGGTTTGCCAGGGCTACGTTGAATTGAGTAAAGAGGTAACAAGATAATGGCAGGTCCTTCCATTTACAGAGTTGACTTTCGGGAAGTTGTGTTCTCTGGAAGTGTTGGCTCCATGCAAGAACCATCCGGACTCGTTGCAGTTGCAGAGATAGATGGTGTGCGGTTCCGTTGGGATTATGCTTATATAATTCCATACTATTACCAGATCCGGTACCAGGTAGAAACTGATGGATGGGGAAACTGGATAAATCTTGGTGGGGCTGTCACGGACTTCAGAGGTCTCACTCTTGCCGAGAAGAATGCTCATAATACAGGAGTGAACCTTGCCAATATACAGGCACAGCTTAGAATAACTGATGGAGCTGGACATTATAGTGTTGCAACGCTGAGTGCAAATGCCGATGCACTTCGTGGAAACATTTTATCTGGTGATATTGTTGATGGGAATATCACCACTGCAAAAGTGGCAGATGCTGGAATTACTGCAGATAAGATATTAAACAGTGCAGTCACTGGATCTAAGATCCTTCCAGGTACCATCACCGGACCGAAGTTGCAGGATGGAACAGTCGGCACTACACAGTTATCAAATGACAGCGTAGATGGATACAAGCTTGCAAATCTTGCAGTAAGTGAAGGTAAGATTGCAAATCTTGCTGTGACGGCTGGAAAACTGGCTGCGAATGCAGTGGAAACTGCAAAAATAAAAGACCTTAATGTTACTAATGCGAAGATTGAGGCTGGAAGTGGAACTACTGGAATTCAGGTTGCCAAACTTCATACAGATACAACTGCAAGAATGTTCGAAAGTGCTGGAAGGGCAAAGCTGGATGCTGTTCTTCCGGTTACAATAAATAATCTCGATGCGACGGATAAAATCCTTATTAGTGGAGTTCACGATAACATTGGAACCAACAAAGCTGCCATCAAAACATCTCTTCTTCTTAATCTTGTGGAGAATCTCACTGCAGAAAATCAATGCTCTGCAGGTATAACATCCGCCATAACCACTGCCAAGCAACTTGTTCTCTACACGAATATCCTTGCGAAGATCAATGCAAGTGCTGAAGCAACCAAGATTCAAGAAACTGCCATTGATAAAGTTCTTGGCGTGCAAGTTTATAATAGTGCAAAAACATTGGCATTATTCAATGCCGCTGGGAATGTTATAACCGGTATTGAAAGCGGTGCTGTTGTTCTCACGCCTGCGATGATTCATAGGGCTATGACTGTTACTGGTGGTGGGAGGTCTAGAAAATTAGACTTGGCTGATATTGACAACGGTAATCTCGACAATATAAATGATGGCGCTACCTATGGAAAGACCACCCTTGCACAGGCGATTGCAGCTGGATATGCAGTGGCTGGTTTGCATACCACCGGTGCTAATAAGGTTGGTTCTTATTATTCCGTATCCGGTCTTACCAAAACCCCTCTACAAATCGAGAATAGATGTGATGCAAGAAGGATTGTCTGGGCTGAGCAGAAAACTGGCACGGGAACTTTTGATTTTGATGTAATCACGTATGCTCCGGGTGCACCTGGTTGGGAAACACAGAGAGTCATTAGATTGATTTTCCAGAAGGGAGATGCCACTGTATACTACAAGACACTTGCAAAGTCTGATTTGTGGACTGGGAAGATCCGTATTTTGGTCTATGATGATGCTGGGTCTTTGATAGTTACTGGGACAGGCACGACTCTTAATAATGCTGCCTACAATCCTTTCGAGGCAAGTGCTGATATTGGGACGGCTGGTTTTGTAGAACATGATATTTACGATATTGCTATTCAGCTTTACGCCGAAGGTCCTGCTGAAGATTCTTTCATGAAAGGTGGTGTGGCTAGTGTTTCCGTCTGATAGATATGTAGAAGAACTCCAGAACGATGCCACTTTCCAGGAGGTAATGGTTGAACTTTCTAATAATACTGGTCTATGGTGTAGAATAGTATTCCCTAGAAGGTTCAAACGAAGTTTTAGTAAGTACCATGAAATGCTCTTTGAAGCGTTGGACGATCGAAGTATCAAGAAATTATTGGTGATTGCACACCGTGACTTTGGGAAGACATCTATATTACAACTTGGATATGCTTCTAAAGAGATTCTATTTGACTATGCGTCTTTTGTAGTGCCTATAAGTTGTAGTGCCACCCATGCTATTATGCAGTCGGAAAATTTGAAGAAGGCTATTGTATCCAACGATTTTATACGGAAGCATTGGGGCGAATTAAGACCAGAGGAAAGGGAAGCTTGGTTTTCTAAGAACCTTTGGACTATGAAATTACAAGGAGCGGAGCAAGAAAAGATCATAGTTCCAAGAGGTTCTTTACAACAACTTCGTGGATTGATTTATGGAGACAGCCGTCCAAACCTTATATTAGTTGATGACTTGGAAGATCCACAGAAATTGTTGTCGGAGGAAATGCGTGATAAGCAGAGAAAGTGGTTCTTTGGATCTATGGAGAACATCGTAGATATTGCAGAAGAAGATTGGCGTACTATTGTTATGGGAACCCTCGTTCACTTGGATTGTTTATTGGCGAGACTTCGTGAAGATAAAGATAATTGGACAACTGTAAATCTTCCACTCTGTGATAGATCTTACCACACTCTCTGGCCTGAACGGTTTAGTCAGGAAAAGGTGGATGGAATGATAGCTGGCGCTCGAGCGCAGAAGCAGTTCGGTTTATGGTGTATGGAGTATATGAACGAAATTGTGCCGGGTGATGATCAGAGTTTCCATGAAGATATGTTTGTAAGGTATGATCCAAATGTTATAAATCTCAACGACCATAATATAGCGGAGAATTTGGTAATTGTAGACCCTGCAAAAACAGCAGAGTTGAGAAGTGCAGATAGTGGAATGGTCGCCGTTGGTGTTGGATTGAAAGAGAACTTGTTTTTTGTTCGCGAAGCGAAGGGTGAGAAGTATGAACCTGCTCAATTGATAGATGAAACCTTTGCTATGGCTATTAGGAATAGGGCAAGAATTATAGCTATTGAAGTTACTGGAATTGAAAATTGGATAAAGCATCCCTTCATGGATATGGCGGAGAAGAAGGGATATAAATTCCACTTCATTTGGCTTAAAGCCAAAGGGAAGAAGGAATTTAGAGTTCGACAGTTACTACCATATTATAGCAGACAGCATTTTAGGCATTCTCCTCTTTGTGCAGCTCTCGAACAGCAACTTCTAGCATTTCCATACTCCCAACTCTGGGACATAATGGATGCTCTTGCATATTTACCATCCATTCTGGAAGACTTTGAGGTGTACTTTCAATATTATGGTGGTGATGAAAGTAAGCAGTTGGAGGAGGAAATTAAAGAAATTCTTCGGATGGATAAAGAGGAAGAAGAGTTGGACGAAGAAGAAGGATGGCGGATCTTAAAATGATCCCTTTGTCTTATTTTAGACCATAGCATTTAACAGTGTGGAAAATGGGAAACGGCTATAAATATACAAGTCCAGAAAATTGGGCGAGTGATAAAGGGGATATGTATTCCCAGAATTATCACTATAAATACCATGATAATCTGGATTTGAAGCCTGGAAGTGAACTCCATGAAAGGATTGTTCGCCACGTCATGGAGAGGGCTCAAGCTTCGTACGATGTTATATCTAAAAAATTCAGTACATTTGAGCAGATGGATCGTGTTGTGACTGCATATATTCCGGCGGATGAATCTACAGACACGAAGGATGTTGGTGAAGACACAGACAAAACTGTTAAAACTGTTATAGTTCCTGTTTCCTATGCAATTTTGGAGACTATGCTCTCCCAAGTGGTGACTGCATTTCTAGATCTTCCTATGATGAGATATGCCGGAGAAGGTGATAAAGCTATCGTAAAAGCTGCTTTAATGGAGAAGGTTGTTGAAAGACAGTGCGTACTGAATAAGATTGGTCTTCCAATACATACAGCTGGAAGAGATAGCTTGCTGTATGGCTTTGGTCCTGTGGTTCCTAGCTGGATGATAAGAACTGGAAAGCGTGTGGTGACATATGAAGAGCCAACTGGATTAGGGGAAACCTTCGATATTTATAGTGCTCTTGGGTTGGAACCAGAAGCTGCACCAACTGGGAAGTTGGGACGTCGTCTTGAGGAAGGAACCCTTTGGGAAGGCAACGAATTAACAGCGATAGATCCATATCTTTACCTTCCGGATGTTAGTGTTGGAATAGAAGAACCCAATAAAGGTGAGAGGGTTGGCTGGATTGGGAGGGAAAATTTGGTTTCTCTTCGGCAGGAAGAAACTCAAAAGGATTCAGATCTTATAAACATTAAGTATCTCCAACACTATCCAGCCCGTGGTGTATCAACTTCTAGTATTATTCTGAACGATAGATATAAAAGGGACGAAAAACACGGAATCACTGAAGAAGACCATGCGACAACGGTGGATACTAACTTTGATGTAGTGTATTCTTTCCAGAGACTCATTCCGAAGTACTGGAATCTTGGTTCTGGCACGAAACCAGAGATATGGATGTTTGCAGTTGCCTGCGATTGTGTTCTAATAAAGGCAAAACCACTAGAATTCCCGTATGATTCTGAGATTCCGGTGAAGGTGTTGGCTCCAGAATTCGATGGACATAGTATTCTGCCTACAAGTAGGATAGAAATCAATTATGGGATGCAAGACACGGTGGATTTCCTGTATAGTTCTCATATGGAGAACGTGAAGAGGGCTATAAATGATATGCTTATTTATGATCCATCTGTTCTTGTAAGTTCTGACATCCTCAAGCCTGGTGCTGGCAAGAGAATCCGAATGAGAAGGAGTGCTTGGGGTATAAAGGATGCACGATCGTCTATATTTCAAGTGCCTGCACAGGACTTTACGAGGAATCACTTATCGGATGCTATGCTTTCTGTGGATTTAATGTATAGAGCCACGCCGGCGTCGGAGACTAGGCAGGGAAATATCAGAAAACAAGGTGAAAGAGTATCCGCTGCTGAGGTGCAGTCTACACAAATGGGTTCTTTTACAAGGATAGACCGGTCAATAAAGATAGCATCCATGCAAGTTATGCAGGATCTTGCACGATTATTCTGCTGGTCGACCCAGTGGAGGATGTCCCAGAGTGTTTGGGTGAGTCTCACTGGAAGATATGAGAAGCAACTGCGGGCTGAATATGGTGAAGAAACAACTGGTATGAATGTTCAGCCGGCGGATTTAGTGGCTGATATAATGGCTATACCACACAGTTTACCATCTTCCTATATAGACAATCCGAAGTGGTGGATAGAATTGAGTAAGATGGCTTTTACGCAGCCGGAATTGGTTCGAAAACTTAGTAGTGTACGTATCTGGCTGCATCTGGCTAGAACCCTCGGTGCAAGAAATGCAGATGAATTCCAAAGAACCGAGCTGGAAACGCAGGTTGTGGATGATGAGACGGCTATGCTGGAAGCTCAGAGGGGAAATATAAAACCATTACCGGGGTCGTAATGTTTGTAGTAATAAGTCTTGTCGTATTGGCTCTTGCGATTTGTGTTTTGAGCTATCTTCTTTGGAAACAGAAACCAGCCTTGGAATTTATAAAGGTGGGGTCTCCAAAAGTGGAAGATGATAATAACGGAAATAAACCAGTCTTGGTTTATACAACTTCAGAATCCGACACTGATGAGGATACATCCCTTGACCCAGGCGAACTCCTGGCACTCTTTGATAGCCCTGGCTGGAAGTTTTATATGAGGGAGATGTTTGGAGTTGTCGGAACATTACGGAATTCTTTAGAATTTGAGTGTGATGAGTCCACAGCTGAAGGGAGACGGAAAGCCCTCTTTACAAGAGGTCAGTTGACTGCGTTCCGGGCTATGATAGCATGGGCTGCCACCATAAAAGATGAGATAGATGTAGAAGAATCAATAAAGGAAGGATCCGTGAGTGAAAGGGTCCTAGCAAACAGAAGAACCAAATAAGGAGAAGTTTAATGGGAAGTGATCTCGCAAGCTCTATGGCTGAGGATTTGAACCCTAATTTGGGCAAAGATCAGCAAACGAGCGATAAAGGTCAGGCTGCGGAGAAGTCCGAAGGTGGGGAGGTTGAGAAAGAAGAAACTGTCGGTAGTGGATCTTCCACTGTCGATGAAATGTTGTCCCTTGGTGAGGAGGATAAAACCGATGAGGACGAGTCTGAAGATTCTACAGAGGACAAGTCAGAAGTCATTCAGGAAGCTGAGGACAAAGACAAGACCGACGAGCAGCACAAGACCGATGAGACAAGATCTTCCGAGTTTACGCCGGATGTTCTTGCAGAGCTTAGTGAAGTAGCAGCAAGGATTGGGTGGGGACAAGCGGTTGAGAAGCCAACTGTAGAAGGTAAGAAGGAAGATAAAGCTCCTGCCGGGAAGGGTGTGGAGGAGTCAGGTGGTGGTAGTCAAGGAATCGCAGAAATTGATTTCTTCAAGGATATTCCTGCAGATGCAGAAATAGATCGGAAGGCAATCAATAAATCCCTTAACATGGCTGTCCAGAGTCAGGCTGAGCTTATGTTGAAGCAGGTTCCGGGTATGATTTCTGGAGCTGTCCAGTACCAGCTTGGAATGATGATGCTTGTGAATAAGTTTTATTCGGACAATCCAGACTTGGATTCTGTGACTCGATCTGATGGAAGTAAGGTTAGCCTTCGTCCGTTGGTTGGACAGATTGCTCAAGAGCTGGCTGCTTCTAAGCCAGAGTTGGCAAATGACCCTGTAAAATTGTACGAAGCAACAGCCGTGAGAATGCGGGAGAAATTCGGCATTCGTAAGAATGTAGCTGCAAGACCACAGGGTGCTAATTTTAGGGGTACACCACCCAGACAAGATGGACCTCGCGTAGGTGGAGGTCCTAGAAAGTTATCTACACGCCAGGATGATTTGGAATACTCCAGAAAAACTGGGCGTAGATATTAACTGACAATCAGGAGGAGTTAGAAAATGAGTTTCGAAAATCAAGCGCTCAATCAGAGTGTGGACGCAGTTCCAAACAAGATTATACACCCTGTGGTAACTACATCTCTTAAGGTGTATGAACAGGTTGTGTATGTTAGTACTGTCGATGCGCATGTTACGATCACGATGCCTCCAGTGGCGGAAGCCGCAGGTAGGATTTATTCCATCATGTGCATTTTGAGAACTGGTTCTTATGATGTTACCATCACAGATTACAAGGACGACACTGGCAATGCCACTAAAGCCCATGGTGATCTTGGTAATGCAAACCTTGTTCTCAATGCAGCTAACGAGCATGTAATTCTGTATTCCGACGGCGTTGCTTGGCATCTGCTCAACAATGTCACCAACATTAGTTAAGGAGGTGCTGATATGAGCCGAGCAGGAATGTTTATGAGAGAACCCTTTGGGCTCTCTATTCAGGGTGATAATTGGATGTTAAAGGGTAAATCCCTTTATGCCAATAATATCATCGCCCCGACGCCTGGTAAAATTTACTATGTGTCTGTGGCAACAGGTGCGGATACGTACCTTGGTACGTCTTGGAAGAAACCTTACAAGACCATTGCAAAAGCAATAACCATGGTGAACACTGGAGGTTTTAGCAATAATCTGATTATTGTGGCTCCAGGAACGTATCCAGAAAGCCTCACACCACCGACGGTGGGCTGTATGATCCTTGGGGTAGGGAGTTTTGGCAGTGTTGCACAGCCACTGATATCACCAGCTGCTGGGGATCCAGTAGTTGGAGCTGTTAGTAAACTAGCGTTGATAAACCTCAGGTTTCAATCTAACGCTGTAAATACTAACTGTTTGAATTTAACTACAGTTCAGGATATGCTTGTTGAGAACTGTACATTCATCTCCAACAATGCCACAACTGGTGGGAATGCGATCGATGTAGAGACATCGATGTATGATAGTGTTATCAAGGGTTGTTACTTTACTACTTTAGAGGCTGGAACTCCATTCCTTAAGGGGATCTATATCACTAAAGCAGCTAGAAACCTAATCATTGGTAACATTATTACTGGTTTAAAGGTCAATGCCACTGCTAGAGGTATTCATATAGTGGCTTCTACCGGCCCTGCTTATTTAGATAACATTATCAAGGATAATATTATCTATATTGGGGCAGCTGGGGAAGGTATCACTGATGCCGATTCTATGTCTCTAATTATAGGGAATAGAATAATGACGGTGGCTGGTACTAGCATGACAGCAGCTGCAGGTTCTATGATAGATAATAAGTGGCATAATGCAACAGCATGTGTTACTGTATTTGCTGAGACCTAGCAGCGAACGGTTTTTCTTTTGAAAATAAGAGAAGGAGTTTGAAATGAGCGTAACTGCTCCGTTTTTAGGTATGCAAACAACGGGAGGATGGGAGGCTAATCAGCCTCTTGAATCCTACAGGGAAGAAATTCTCTTCCTTGATCCTAATGGGACTGCCCCGCTGCTTGGTATGCTGAGTAAAATGGGTGCTGGAAAACCACTGAATAGTGGTGCATACCATTGGTATACTCAGGTAATGCCAGAGCAGGGCGGTACTATTACGGATGTTTGCCTGGATAGTGACTTCACAACGTATGTTTCTGGCGCTGTAGCTGGAAGCATTCTGTATGTTCGAGTCACTGCCACACCGGCTACCGGCGTAGCCCAAGTGAGTGAATTCCGTCCGGATCAACTTGTTGTTCTGCGGTATTCACTGGATGATACGGTCGATGTATTGGCTAGAGTTCTTTCGATTGTTGTAAATGGCACGAGTTCCTACGTGGTTGTCAAGCTTGTTGAAGCCGATGACAACTCCGCAAGGGGTTACAACCTAGCGAATGCGGACAAGATGTATGTAGTTGGTTCTTCCCATCAGGAAGGTGGAATGCCACCGACGGGTGTCAACTACGTACCGACCAGGATTTCATCTCATACGATGATTTCCAAGGATACCTGGAAGATTAGTGGTTCTGCGCTGGAGACAGAACTTCGTACAGCTCCCAATAGGGCTGCCATTATTGCACAGAAACGTCAGACGTGCAGAATGCTCCATTTTAATGAGATGGAAGGAGCCTGTTTCTTCAATAAATACGGTGAAGAAACCGCAGGTGATGGTTCGTCCATTTGGAAGTTCATGGGGATCTTCGAGTTTGTGAAGACATATGCATCTTCCAACATTGATAACTTCCGGTACAACGCCGCGTATTCTACATTAAGTTGGACTGAAGGTGGTGAAGACTGGATCAACACGGCTTTGAATGCTAACTTCAAGTACAAAGCACGTGATATGATCACACCACCTGATAGAATCGGCTTCACCGGATTGGATGGTCTCCAGGCTCTCAACAACCTTGCCCTAGCAGCTGGACAGCCAAGGCTTGAGCCGAAGCAGAAGGCTTGGGGTATCCAAGTTGTTGAGTGGTATACGTCTGGTGGAATGGTCTATGTGATGGTTCATCCTCGTTTCAACCAGAATGTCACGCTGAACCGGACTTTGGTGGTCTTCCATCCAAGTCTGGTGAAGTATGTATATCTGCGGAATAGGGACACCAAGCGTACAGATGTAACGCCAGTCGGATTTGATGGTGTTATGGAACAATACCAGACCGAGTGGGGTATCGAGCTCTACCATGCTCCGATGTTCTCCATCCTGAGTGGTCTTGGACAAGACAGTCTGGTATAATGATCCCTTTGGTCGAAAATTTGACAAAGGAAAGTCATGAATCTGAAGGAAGTTAGGACGCAGTTTGTAAAGTCGAGTGGGCGCTACGATCTGATAACTGGAGACTTCGTAGATGCTGGAACAGATTACTACATCAACTCAGGTCAGCGCCTGCTCGACCTCCTTCAGGATACACCTCATACGAAAAGATGGCATTATGAGGTGACAGCTGCGGGAACATATTTCATCAATATGAAGTATATCCGTAGCCTGGAGGATGTCTGGATAGCAAATTCTGCTGCTGGAAGATCTCACCTTACGGAGAAGCCGTTGCAGTGGGTACGGGATAACTACACAACTGAGACAACTTCTATTGATAGAGGTCTTCCTGTGTACTTCTGCAAGATTCCTGTGGGTGTGTCTCCGGAATTGATAGGAGTTGCTTCTGCAACCTTTCTTGCTGCAGGCATGGTAGACTATGGGCATCTCCATGAGAGCACTGGTCTTTTCAAGGGGGAAGGTGAGTATGCTGGAATTCTTATTCTTCCCCCTGCGGATGGTGTTTATACAGTTGAAGTCCTTGCGAGGTTTTTCACAGCTGCTCTTTCTGCAGATACGGATACTACATACTGGTCTATGATGCATCCAGATATTCTTGTACTAGCTTCTCAATGTAGTCTTGAGGAAGCCTATGGGAATAGAGAAGGCGTCCGTGAAAGGATGGAATCTATTCGTGGTCATCTTCGTTTGATAGATTTGGATTTGGCTGCGTACGATGAGGATGAGAAGTTAACACAGATGCAAAGTTCTTGGAGGTCTCATGCCTAAAGATTTTGATAGATGTGTATCCAAAGGTGGTAGGGTACGGACTATTGGAGCTGGGAAAGATAAGTACCGCCATGTTTGTTTCGATAATAAGGGGAGCCATGCTGGGCATACCAAGACCAAGAAATCAACCGGTGGAAGGCGCACGAAGTGAGTAGAGAGTTTCCAGAAACTGTGTTTTTTAGGGAGTGTTTCAAGAGAGGTTTGAGGGATAGACCATCTCGAAATAGAAATGTTCCTGGTCTTCTCACTTGCAAAAATGCGAAACCACTTAGAACACTTGGACCTGGAGGGGAGCCGTTATTTGAAGGGCTTGTGAAGCCAGAAGAAATTACAGATCCCTTTAATTCCACAATTTCCTGGCCCTTTCCACAGATCTTTCGCGGTAAAGGTTATATGATTCTGGCTGATCAAACATCTATCTATTCTGTAAATGAAGATGGCTATGGTCTTAGTCAGATGAGTATGAATGATGTTGCGGCGTCTCAATATACTATAACCACACCAATAGGTAGTTTCTGGCACTTTATTGATCATGGTGAAAGCTGGATGCTTTTGAATGGACAGTGCGTGGTGTATAGAGGAAGGTTCGATTTGGCTTCTGGAACCTTTGATACAAGACTTTATAAGAATGTAAAACCAGCGGCTGGCTGTGCCATCGAAGGAAGAACCATTCTTGGTGGTTTCAGCCCTGGTATGACATGGTCTGGTGATTGGTTGGAAGCATGGGAAGTTATGGCTGTTGATTTTAAGGGTGGACTTCCTACTGTAATTGACCATCTTCCAACCAATTTTATAATATGGACTTCGATCGGCGGGAGTTTCCACTGGCTGTTTAATGCAGACATTGGGATATCTGGTGTTCTTCCTTACACTGCTGGAGGTACTAACACTGGATATTCGGACTCCCGCCCTCTTATTAAAGATATGCTCGCAAGGAATGAGATGGGTTGGATGCCGATGACATTCGCTGGAGATATATGGATGATAAAAAGACTTGGAGATGGGGCTATGGTGTATGGAGAACAAGGAATATCCTATGTTTTTCCAGCCACTGCTGGTGGTTTTCCTACTCTTGGTAAAAGAAAGGTATCAGAAGTAGGAATTATAAATCCTGGAGCTGTAGCTGGTGATGAGAGGAGCCATGTTTTTATATTGAACTCTGGTGATGCTATAAGAATTTGGGTAGGTGATAGTGGAAAAATAGGTACTACTAGACTTGGTTATGCAGAATTTTTCAAAGAATGGAGTGGGGAAGCATTCCTTGGATCTTACGATCCAATAGAAGAAGATGCATACTTCGGGATTGATGGACTTTGTTTCGTGGTATCCAACGCTGGGATGTATGAAAGCCATTTGGTTCCGACTTCCCTTATTAGAAATGTAGATGGATTAGTGGGTCCTGTTGTTGATAACGGTGAAAGTGAAGTTTTGTTGGAGACAGATGAATTCGATTTGAATATTCGTGGGTATAAGACTATACGGGCGGTTGAAGTCGGTGCAAGTGATTATACAGGGATGTATGTTTCCCTTCTGTGGAAGACAGGGATGTCTGGAGGTTACAGGCAATCAGATTGGGTGAAGGTTAATCCGTCTGGGTTTGCAACTCCTATTGTGACAGCGGAGGATTTCAAACTTCTGATCCTTTGTAAGGAAGGCTTTGTGGACATTGATTGGGCTAAAATCCAATGGAAATTGGCGGATCACAGGAATACAAGAGGCATATATGCTCAGACGCATTGATCCAACGAAGATTCCGGTAGTTTGGGATGCTATTAAACTAGCTATTATGGGTGGTATGAGTAATGGTGCAGTGGTTGATCCTAACCTTGTGCTCTGCGATCTTCTGTCTGGCATATTACAGGGATGGGTATGGATAGAAAGTGAGGATAGTACTCCAAGTGTATATGTTATAACAGGTTTTACTGGAGATCTTTACTCCAATGAGAGGTCTTTATGGTCTTACTCATTTTATGCTAATAAGACAGCTACAAGGAGTATAATTCAACAGACTATATTACAATTAAGAGATTTTGCAGAGATAAATGGCTGCAAAACTTTTAAGTTTCATACTCATCACGAGGCTTTAGCAAAGATAGCCTTAAGAACTTTGAAAGGTCGTGAACTCAAGTTTTTAGCTTTGGAGGTTTAAGATGTGCGAGTGGCCTGAAACTGGCACTGGTGGTTCCTCTGATAAGTGGTACGTTTCCAATGATTTGACAAGACAAGAACTAAGAACTGTTCTTACTCAGCTGTATGACTGGGTGGAAGACTCTAGAGGAGATGAGGAAGCAGTATATGCTGTAACCCCATATAACCCTGCTACTGTGCTAGGTAGTTTAGAGACGTTACTTTCTACACTTGGAGGTGTTGTAAATTCTGTAGAGCCAACTGCTGTAATCACTGGACTAACAGAGGGTAAGACTTGGCTGGACACGAATAATATGTTTTCACCGGATAGTTGGGGTTCAGTGGCTTGGATAAATGGAGCAGTAACAGAAGCAATTACAAAAGCCTTAGGGGCATTATCTACGCTGGTAGATAACGCTGAAAGCACTGGGTCTGATGTCTCGGATGGTCTTGTACTACAAACAAGTGATGAGATACAAACATATCTTGCATCCGCCAAGGATAAAGCCAAGATAGACTTGGAAAATAAATTTCCGGAGGCACTTGGTGATGCTGAGTTGACTGGGATAAGCCTGAATGGTGATGCCGATTCTGATGCAAGTACGGATACTATGGGGTTTCTATCAGGTTTGCAAGACGATATATCTCCAGATGTTTCCACAGCAATAGGTGATTGTATCAATGCACTTTTGAATGGAACTTACAATATAGGTTCTGTAATGACATCTGCTTTGGCAGCTGCACAGGCTGCTGTTGTGCTTGGTGTTGATACTCCAATAACAACCCTTGCTGATAATCACGAGTTGGACAATCGTGATAGGTATATGAGAGCAAGGAATAGGATTGCAGAGGGGTTTGCAGATATCGGAGCCACAAATAGTAGCGGTTTCTTTGTGGGGATGGCTCTCATCGAAGGGGAAGAAGTAAGGGAAGTTAGTAGATACTCTGCGGAGTTGCAATACAGGGTGTTCTTACAGACCTTTGAGCAGTTTGTTGGTATGTTTAATCAGTCTATGAATACATGGTCTTCCAACTACGTAGCCCAATTTTCTTCATATGCAAGTGTTTATAGTGCAAAGACACAGGCATACTTGGAATCCTTTCTTCGTCTATTTCAACAGTGGATGTCAGCATATCTCCAAGAAGTTACAACTTATACAACTGGAGCTGATGATGTAGCGAAGAGAAGACTGCAAGCTTTTATGTCTATTCTTGGTCCTGGAGCTTCTATGGTTGATACACTTGGAGGTAGCTACTCCGAGTTTATGAAGACTATGCAGGTTTCAGCGATGCACGGTTATTCAGATACTACAAGACTTATAGGTGAATCTTATAGTAGAATGGTGTCAGATAGAGCTCAAGCCTATAATTCTTACATAGAGAAGTATGGAGACTATGCAAGAACTAGAATAGTAGGGCAGAAGGAGTACGTATCTGAACAGTGGGAACATGCTGTTAGAAAAAAGATGTTTCCAGGTGAAGTATTTAAGACATATGGTGCTATATTTGCTGCAAATTCTGGAGGTTCCCCTGGTGTGTCTTCTCCACCAAAGGCTCAGACTGCTTTGAGCACTGGAATTATGGCTGCTGGAGCTTTAGGGGCAATACCTGGTATTGGGGTACCTGCAGCATTGGGATTAGGAGCTCTGACAGCTGTAGCTTCGTACTTAACATAGACAACAACATTTGCTATGGTCAATTTTCGACCGAAGGGAACAAAAAATGGCTAATGGAAATACGCAGAACTTTTTAGACCCATGGTGGCTTCAACAGATGAAGTTAGGAATGTTGGGATTTCCTTATTCTGAGCAACCCGTAGATCTGAGTTTGCAGAACCAGCCGGGTTTGATGCTAAACTACATGAACCCTATACAAATGTATGGTGGTGGTAATACACCAGCTATGCCTTCTACCCCAAAACAGGCTAGCCCAGTGCATAAGTGGACATTTGAGGAAATCTTTGGTAGGAGACAAGGACCTCTAGTATCGGAGGGTACAGCTAAGAAAGGTGTAACCACACCAGCTGGGGCTCTTGGTATGCAGGCAACTCCAACTCCACCGAGCTTTGCATCTCCATCTGGAAAGAATCTCCAGATTAGTGGTGGAGGAAGTGTTACAACTCCTATAAACGCAGCCACCCTTGTTAATCCCTTTACACAGCAAGCACAAGCACCAGCGCAGGCTATTGGTGGTATTCCAATCGAGCAAGCTGTTGTTCCTGGTCAGCAGCCTACTGGAGTAGTTCCAACAAGGGAAGTGGTTGGACAACTTAATACTCCAGGTGTAGGAGGATACTCTAGTGTAGGTGGGTATCCATCACGAGTCCCAAATGCAATTACTACTCAGATAGATATTCTCAAGGGGCGACCTATACCGAATAGAAGTGGTAATGTAACTGGTGCTCAACCACAGACACAACCAGCTGTGGATCCAATACAGGACTTTCTTGATAAGAGTTTTAGAAGACTTGAAGAAAGCACAACGCAAGATAAAGTCCCTGGTCTTCCAGGTGAAAAGCCTATTGATAAGAGCGGTCGAGGTACGTTTGCGAAGATACTTGGTGCTGGAGAGCCTGACTATAAATCCGATAAACTGAAGTTCTCCAATGCTATGTTCCAACTTGCTGGAGCTTTCATGGGGGAACATCAAGAACATCCATTGGCGAAGCTTGCGGGTGTTGGAGCTGGCTTGACACAGAAAGGGATTGAGAAGGCTGAGAAGACTGCAAAAGCTACGAGTATGTACAACTTACATGCTAAGATTTTATCTGGTGAGCCGGTCAATCAGGATGATATAAGTAATATGTCTGGAGAGGAAATACTCTCTGTGAGTACCCTTGCAAAGCAGGAGCGTGATAAGAAGGATGCTGCTCTTGAAAGATTGGTTACAATGATTTGGGAACAAACAAAGGATTTGAGGGAGGAAGATCGTAATGCGAAGCTTGATAAGTTTGCTATTGATTATAAGATAGCAGAGTACGGACTGAATGTTGATGAGATAAGGAATAGACTTGCTATCATGGATAAGACTGCTCAGGCAGACATGATGAATGCTCAGGCAAATGCCTCGTATAAACAAGGAGGTGGTAGCGGTAATATGGATATAAACGCTGCTGCCTTCCTAACTTTGAATAGCTTGGACCCAGAAGGAATAGCTGCTCTAAAGAAGAAGTCAACAATTACTGGACTATCTGCATGGGATATTCTATTCCAAGGAGCTAGTCAGGGGGCTGGTACTGATACTCTTCCGCCTGGAGTTCCACCAGGATCGGTACAAATCCAAGGTACCCAGATGTGGAGAGCCCCTGACGGTCAGACTTACGCACCACAAGGGCAATAACCCATGCCACAAGAATACATACCTATTGATCCTAGCCGTTTAGGCGAGTTCCAAAGACCGCCTTTCTCCGAATTCATCTATGGCTTCCCAGCTGGGTATTATGGAGCTAAGAAACTGGCAGGTTTGGCTGGGATGACTATACAAGACCTAACAGGTTGGGATCTTCCTGGGGATCCAGAGGCAGTTGCTAGAAATGCAGCCGCTAAATACTTATCGTATGCTCCAACTAGAACAGATCCAGCTGCACAGTTTTATAGAGGTGGTCTATCTGAAGGACTCACGCAGAGTACACTTGCTGGGATTCCGGGTATGGTGGCTGGTTTCTCTGTTGGAGGTCCTATAGGTGCAGGTCTTGGCTTTGCTGTAGGCGCAGGTAATGTATTTGGTCTTGCAGAATACCAGCAATTCATGGATGATTATGAAGTATCTCTGCAAAGTATGGGGATTACAGATCCGGAGGTTGTGAAGAATCTTAGGAAAGATCCAGAGATTGTGAAAGCAGCCATTACGTCGGCTCTTGTAGAGGGAGGAATGGAGGCTTTCACGGATCTTCTGCAACTTAAGATATTCAAACTCGCTGGTAAATCCTTAACAGAACCAATAAAGAAAGGAGCAACAGAAGCTGCTAAACGGCTTCTTCTTGGATATGTAAAAACTGCCCCAGTAGAGGTAGGAACAGAGGCTATCCAGGCAGCGACGGAGATTAAGATTCGTCAAGATGTAGGGATAGATACTGGGATAACCCCGCTTGAAGCTGCAAAGCAGGTGGTTCTTCCTGCCTTGGGACAGACACTTGGAAGAGGGGTAGGGGCTGAGTTAGCGGGAAGGTTTCTAAAGCCAGTGGCTAAACCGGAGACATTGCCCGGACTTAAAGAAGGGGACGTAACGACTCCGAAGGAAGAAAAGCCATTTGCTGTAGGTAACATAATCATCCAGGAAGGCTATGAAGATGAAGACCTAGAAATCCTAGACACCTCAGACCCTGCCCAATTCCAGGCGAAAAGATTGAAGGATGGGGCGGTTTTTCCTGTTGGAGCCAAGACCATCCGGCATAAAGAAGATGCCCTTATTATGACAAGGGAACTTCTCCGTATGAGAATGATGAGACATCCAAAGGTTACAAGTGAACAGGTGGATGGAGTTCTTCTTTTATATGATGCCTTTGCATATACGCACGGAATCACAACGGATGAACTTCTGAAGAATATGTATGATTGGAGTTATAAGTTTGATCCGAAGGATTTTAAAGAGATAGGTATAGCACTTGCGCAGGGTGAGCCTGATGATGTTATTTCTATGATAAAACAAGAGCTTGATGTTTCAGATGCCGAAGACCGATGGTTGTACCCTTCAACAAGAGGGGATATAGAGATAGGAAAGCCTACGTTCCATGGAAGTCCTAGTCCATTGGAGGGAGGCAAGTTCTCACCAGATAAGATACTAACACACTTCACTGGAAAGTCATACAACCAAGAGGAAGTGTGGGGTGTTTATCATACAGATAACTTGGGGCAGTCATTATTCTATTCGAATCTTTCTACTACAAAAGAACCGGTGCAGGAGAACTATATATATAAGTTGAAGGTGTCTAAGGGTAGATATGTTAATTCCGATGATAAATTGAGTAGAGCTGATGAAAGTAAGATAAAGGAGATGTATCCTGACTTTAACAAGCCCGGTCGTCTTTTATCTTGGGGAGAGGCTTATCCTCATATTGGATTTGTTGCTGGGTCTAACAAAGAAGCTAGCTTGTTTTTAGATTCTATTGGCATACATGGAATATATAGAAGTATGCCTATAAACAAGAAGAATATAGAAATAGTAACATTTAATCCTGACAGAATTGAAGTATCTAAGTCGGTCAAGTTAAGACTATCTGAACTTGTAAAGACATCTCCTCTAATTCTTCATCAGAAGGAACCTATTTGGATTTCCAAGCTTTACCAGTTTATTCTTGGAGGTCTAATCCCGAAAGATAAATACAATCCAAACTTTGTGGCTATGGAGCTACAAAAGAGGATGAAAGAAGACGCATATAACGAAGATACAAGTCTGAAAAATGAAGTGGCATTTTATGGCTTGGATGATTGGCTGGCAAGTAAGGCGTTGAAAGGAGAAGATGTAACAAAACAAGAACTATTCCAGTGGCATTTGGATCATGCTATTCAACTTGTGGAGGTTAAAAGAGAATTACCTAAGTTCCTACAAAATGTATCAGCTCTATCATTTGATGGAGCCCTTTACGAATCTGGGATGTTTAGTGAAGATCCAAGTATAATAGCCGGACCTGGGAAATATGCTGAGAAAATAGATAAGACGTTTGGAGGTATTAAACAAGAACAGCCAGAATTACATGCTGGCTTCAACATCCCAGGAGAAGTAGAGGCATCTGGAGAAATCATTCTATACCTTCCAGTGTTGAAATCTACGGATACAATTCCTTCGGGACATATGGAGGGACTTAATCTTTCTGAGGCTGCTCCTAATTCAAGAGAAGACCTTAAGAATTTCAGAGATATTGGCTGGTTCCGATATACTGTTAGAAAAGATGCGGATGGAAAATCAATATTCTTCATTGAAGAAGTTCAAAGTGAC